GTGTTACATTGTAATAGTACAATTTGCAAAGTAGCCTAACAATAGAATACGGTTCATAACTATCAAAAAGTTCATCAACAATTTTCACCAAAACAGGGTTACACATTTTATTGACAAGATCGCTTCTCATGAAGAGAGGGTTATATTCGAAGTTGAAGATTTGTTTGTACTGAGTAGTGTCGTGATTGCCATTTGCCACGTAATACGTAACAATCTTATTGCTAATTCTAATGTAGTTATCATAGTTCGTATTTGTAGACAAAGAACTACATCCGAAATTATTCTGTTTATGAATTCCATCGTTGTCTTGCAGATTGTATCGTAATAACATTGTAATACATTTTCGCATGTCTTCAGGAAAACGTTCGATAAACACGTTACTACTGCCCTCGTCACTCGAGGGACTATCTGTTGTGCTTGTATTGTTGGTATGAAAAGCATCGTACAGATTAAAATTTTCATTAATATTAATATTGATTTGTTTGTTTGTTTGTTTGTCTCCATTCATATTACACATTGATTGTTTGTTCTCCCATGTGGACCTCCGTTATTTTACACTAAGTTGGTTCTACCACATATAGCGCGCTTTTGGCGAACGGCCTTCACGTTAAAGAATCCTCAGAACATTAGGGGATACTCAATTAAAATCAGAGCCCAACAGCTATTATAGTTTAAAGACTAACATAATCAAAAATACATATATCGCTCACAATTAAGTGGTCATAGACGCTAGAAATATATGCAAGATCATAGAGGTTAGTAAGTAGGTCTGCTAAAGCACACGAACCGACGTTAAAATATAAAATTTGAGTATGGTTAATAAAATAAAACTCTTAAATTAAAATTGGCATCTGCTTACACGGCAGAGTTGCAAAACGTGTTTTGACTAGGTTAAGATAGAGGGGAACGAATTCCAAAGTATCATGTAAATCACTGTCACTTCTTTATTACATGCTTAAACTGAAAGAAAACGCAGCCATAGAATAACCGTGTCGACACTTATATACGAGATATAAGATGTTAAAATAAAATATATAGTTAAAACTAAAACTAAAAATAGGATTGTTAAAATAAATTACGTCCAATCAACTGGTAGAATTTTGATATGATATAGTAGTGAAAATTCTGAACACACTATAAAAAGTTTATTTACACTAAACCTGTGTAACACATATTTATATGAAATGATAGCGACGTGTTAATACGCATCATTAAAGGCCTGTAAAGTAGTACGTTACTGTTTTGTAGTATAAGCATACATAGCTATTAATTAAGAGAACACTCCGGGTTTTCCGGAG